ATGACGTGCTATAATGCTGACCGCATCGTGAAGGGTGGCACGGGCTACGACATCGCAAGCCGACTGCCCGACGAGATAGACCGCTTGCAACCCGACTACAGCATCTATCCCCACATCCCGAAGGATACGGCCTACGGATTCCTGACCCGTGGCTGTCCGAACAAGTGCCAATGGTGCGTGGTGCCGAGGAAGGAGGGGCGCATCCGTCCGTATATGGACTGCGACGAGATAGCCATTGAGGGGCGCACGAAGTTGGTGCTCATGGATAACAACATCCTTGCGGCTGGCGACTATGCCGTACAGCAGTTGGAGAAGATTATCGAGCGCGGCTACCGTGTGGACTTCAACCAGGCACTCGACGCTCGTCTGGTCACGGATGAATATGCAAGGCTGCTGGCTCGCATCAAGTGGATAGATCGCCGCATCCGTTTCGGTTGCGACACCAAAGGTCAGATACAGGAGTGCGAGCGAGCAATCAGCATGATAAACGGCTACGGCTATCGTGGCGAATACTTCCTCTATACGATGATAGGCGGCAAGAGCTACTTCAAGGAGTCATTCGAGCGTGTCAATTATTGGTGGAAGCGCAACCACGAACAGCGTGAACGGCACGAGCCGAACATCTACCCATACGCACAACCCTATCGAAACCCCGACAATCCGCATGAGCCTATTCCCGAATGGCAGAAGGATATGGCGCGGTGGGTCAACAAGCACCAATGTTTCCAAATGACCGACTTCTACAACTTCGAGCCTCGCAAGGGCTTCAAGTGTGCGGAGTATTTCAAATAACGAATTAAACGAAATTAAATGAAATTATGAAAAAGGCAAAAGACGCTATCAAGCGACAACTGAAAGAGCAATGGGAGCAGGCGTGCAACGGCTTCCTCGTGGAACTGCTGCGCATGTGGGAACTCGACGCCCACTACGGCTACTGGATAGGCGACGAGACGGGAGGCGTTTACGACTACGGCGACGGCATGCTCACCATCAACATGGACGACATCATCTACTGCGTGCTGAACGACGTCACCCAAGAGCAGTACGAGGAGTGGCAGCAGTACATCTGCGACGCCTCCGAGTTCGGCTTCGCCACCCCGAACCTGCGCTCATTCGTCCGTGGCTGTCCCCGCACACCCGCCGAGACCTTCCAGCACCTGCGCGAGCTGAAGGCAACACTCAACGACGCTATCCGCGACGAAAAGGAGCGTATGAAAAAAGGCAAACAGAATAATCCTTATTGACGTATGAAACGACGCATCTACATCTCCGGCCCCATGACGGGCATTGAGCCGCGCGAGTACCGCCGTCGGTTCCGCGAGGCAGAAGCCATCCTTCGGCGGCACGGCTACGGCACTATCAACCCCTGTCGCGTGTGGCCCTGCCGCTTCCCCTGGCTCTACCGACTGATGAACGCCCTGCTTGGCAAGCGGCTCACCTATGCCGTCATCCTCGCCTACGACCTCATCCTGCTCATGGCCCGTGCCGGCGGCATTGCCATGCTCCCCGGCTGGCAAGCGTCACGCGGTGCACAGATTGAGAACTACGTTTCCATGCACTTTTGGATGCAAGGCATCAGCAAGGCTGTGATGGAGGAAATCAACAATATCAAGTAATCAAGAATTAGAGAATTATGTATAGTGAATTTTTGAGTTTTTTCGGTAACAAGCGCGACGGGCGTTTGATTTTCATCCTTCCATCTATAGAGGTTGGGTGGAGCAGTGAGCATGTGTATATGGCCGTCAGTTGGCTGTTCTGGCAGTATAGTGTTGCATTTGAATTCTAAAATAAAGAAACTATGACAGAACAGGAATTTGACCAACAAGTGTGGCGGCGGTTTGATGTTGTGACCACCGACACAGGAATAGAGACCACCGTGATGAACGTGTGCTTCACCACCCGCAGCGTGCGCATCTACGTGAAGAACGCACCGCCGGAGTGGTTGCCGTGCAAGCGCATTGAGAAGCACACCACCCGCAAGGGCGACACAGCCGACGAAGGCACCATCATCGAGGAGCTGCACAATAAGCTGTTGGCAGCCGAGGACAAGATTGTGGGCCTGAAAAACGAGCGGCAACAGTTGGCTGATAAGATAAGCCGTAACTATCTGGGCGAACTGCTCCGTGCCGTGAACGTCATGCAACAGGGATTGCAGGAGAAAAAGCACAAGATTCAGCAGGTAGAAAGTGGCCTCGCCGCCATCGCTGCCGTCATGGAAAAAATGAAAAACAGCGGGGAGGGATAACCCTCCCGTTTTGCTACTTCCGAGATAACAATTTGTGGCTATCTTATGCAAAAATACAAGAAAAAGCACAAAAAGATATGCTAAAACATAAAATAAACGCATAAAAACTTGTGCATTTAGATTTTCCTTTGTATCTTTGCATCAGAAAAAGAAACAAATAACAATTAAACCCCAAGTCCCGGAAGGGCAGAGAGATTATGAAACAGATTGAACTCGAAAACGGATACAAGGTGACATTCAACAATGACATCACGGAGGAAACATCCAAGGCTATCCAAGATTTTGCGAACTTTCATTTCTGCAAGCAACACATGAGTGCTCAGATATTATTTGATGAAATTACCACACGCTGGAACGTAGTACCACACTTTATCAATCCTGACACTGAGACATTCCACGGTGAACCAACTGAAGAAATGATGGATCAAGACAACCGCTTCGATAGTGCATGGGTTGAAGGTGTAAAGGTTGAACAATTATAAACAATAAGTAAAACCCCTAAAAGCATAAGGAACTATGGCAACGACAAAAATTTCAAAGATCGACAGGCTCACAATGTTGCGCAATACGTTGTTGGATTGTTGTCAGGAGAGTGTGAAGGATTCCGACGAGTGGCAGACGTTCCACGATATGCTGGCGAAGGTTTGCGACTTGTTGACCGATGAGAGGAGGCGGCTCGGTTACATGGCTGTCTATCCGATAGTGGACGGCAGCGCACAGGAAGCACTCTTCGAGGGCACCCGTGAGCAGTGCAAGATTTACACCGACCTTCTATTAGGGCACGACCCAAGCATGAAGGGAAACATCATCGTATTACAATTATAGGAACTATGAACAAGGAACAAGCAGCACAGCGCATGGGGCAGCGCATCACTTCCCTGCGCAAACTGGAGGGCATCAGTCAGCAGGAGCTGGCCGACCGTGCGGGGCTCACCCGTCAGCACATCGGGCGCATTGAGAAGGGCGAACTCGTCAGCGTGGCCTACGTCACCATCCAGCAGATAGCCGAAGCCCTCGGCATGACGGTCGACATCATCGACCAACGATTGCAAGACCTTGCCCCGCTCAGGGACATCAAATAAAAATTAACAACAACTAAAAAAACATCAAGGAACTATGAAGAAAGTATTTTTGTTTTTCGCGCTGCTGTCAGGGCTGACGGCGGACGCACAGGTGACACTCAACGAGAATGGGGTGTACGAGCAGAAAGAAGTGGTAACCGTGGATGGTGCCACTGCCACAGAACTTTATAACAGAGCAGTGGAAGCTCTCAGCGACTGGACTGGCACAGAGGGGCGTTCAAAATTTGGTATTGACAGCCAAGACAAGGAATCGGGGACTATCATTTACAAGGGTAAGGACTATCTCGGATTTCGTCGCTTTCACATGTTTGCTTGGTATATCTTTTCCGACTTCACGCTGAAGATACGTTGCAAGGACGGACGGGCACAGGTGACGGTCATAATACCATCGCTGACGGCGGAGTTCTCAACTAACGGTGTCGGTGGTTCTATCCCATTGAGAGAGATTCTACCTGAGTGGAAATACAGAGGGAACCTGAATTGCCGGAAAGCCGTTCTCCAACATGTAGGCTCAGTCCCTGATTCTGCTCAGAAGATGATTCTATTTATCAAAACAAAGTTGCAAAAAGAGGAAGATGATTTTTGAACAGGGAAAGTAAACCCCCGTCGCCATCCTGTTTGATAAGAGAGACCGCAACGCAGTGGCCTCTCTTATCATTTTAACTATGGACTAAAAAATGACTACGATATGAAGCGAACTATTTACGACTGCTGGAAATGTCGCCATCACAACAGCGACAACCCATACGGCATCGACTACTGCGAGGTGCATGACACGCGATGCTCTTTCGCCCATGACGATTGCGACAACTTCGAGCCGGACAATGACGGCAACGAACGCCACCCGCAGCAGCCACGCCGTCTGACTGTGATAATCTGGTATCTGGAGATCATCGCCGTTGCTGCCATACTGGGTTGGCTGCTGATGGGCTGCACTACGACGCGATACGTGCCCATCACCGAGACGCACACTGAGCACCACTGGCATACGGACAGTGTGAAGGAGCGCGACTCGACGCACACCGAGCGTGAGACTGTCATCCGCGAGGTCGATTCGGCAGCGATGGCGAAGTACGGCATACAGATGCAAGCCAACCAGCGGGCGTGGCTGGTGCTTCAGAAAGAAATGGAAAACCGCCTGCGCGAACTGGAGCATATGAGTGCCAAGCGGGACACCGTGCGCGATTCTATCCCAGTGCCTTACAAGGTGCCGGAGTATGTGGAGCGCAAACGCTCGAAGATGGAGTGGGGACTGATCATCATCGGCATCGTCGCCCTGATTGGCTGTATCGTGTGGATCATCTTCAAGATTAGGCATCTTCTTTTTTCTGTTAATACTTAATAATAACTGCCGTGAGGCAGCAGGCAAGCCCGTGACGGGCGAGCGTTTTCAATCAAGGGGACAGGTCCATGATCGCTCTTTTTGAGCGAATCACGCGACCTGTCCCCTTGATTGAATTGATTGAGTAAACCCACAGCGTCATTCCCTGCGATTTATAAATTTATAAATCATTTCGAAATGACAGAAATCTTATCAATCGACAACATCGTAACCCTGCTGGGCATCTTGCTCGGTGGCGGTGGCGGGGCATTCTTCACATGGCGATACCAGCGGAAGAAGGCCAAATCAGAGGCCAAGACGGCAGAAGCCGAGGCAGAGAAGGCAAAGTTCGAGGCGATGCAGGCCAACGCCACGCTGACGAAGGAAATCCAAGACTCGTACCAACGACTGACGGAAGACCTGAAGGCGAATCTCGACACCCAGCAGGAGTACAACGAAGAGCAGAAGCAGTACATCAAGGAACTGAAGGAAGACCGCCGTCACTTGCGCGAAGAGCGCGATGACCTGCGCAACCGCCAGGACAAACTGGAGAAGGCGATGCGGGAACTGCAGCGCGAAGTGGCACGCAACGGTCGCATGGTGGAGTGCATGCGCCCTTTATTGTGCGGACGGGAAGGATGTGCAATCCGCGTCCCCGTAGCCATCTCTCCCAGCGGGGAGATTGACAAGACCCACCGTCCGCAGAGTCCAGTAGACGGCGGTACGTCCGCCGTCAATGATATTGACCCATATAACGGCGACTGACCCATGGCAACGAA